AAACACTTAAGAAATTGGAGGCAGCATGAACGAATACTGGGACGGTGCTGGTGTCGCAATCTTTCTTGCGGCTCTCTTTCTTCTCCTTAACTTTCTGCCGGAGATGCTATGAAAACCTGCTGCGATGGGAATTGCGAACAAGGGCGAGACTGCCCATTTCGAGGAGCGATAACTATGAGTGAGGGAAACAAACAGTGGGCTTTGGGCTTAGTTGTGGGGATAACCCTAACCACCTTGATTGCCATAAGCATAAACAAGATGCAGGCAACCTCGCCTGCGGTGGATATGCCACGAGATGTTATAGAGGCATACAACATGGGGTTAAGAGATGCTCTAAAAACAAACCCACCGAGCATGGATTTGGAGCAAGTCTGTGTGAATATGTGGGCCAACAAACAATTTGTGAGGTGATTATGGCTGACTTACAGCGTATGGGAAAAGATAACGTAGAGTGTTTCACCGCAACGGTGAAATACACCGACGGTTATTTAGAAGTTCTTTTTGTTCCACGTTTCGGTAAGAAGCCTGGATGGGTTGGGCCTGGATTCTGGGAGCCTAATCTTCTCAGCACTTTGCCACCAAAGAAATACAACAACAAAGTTTACTCGCGTGAAGAGTTGATACAGGCCGGTGCTAAACCAAAGATGGAACACTTGTGGGTTCGATGAGGAGAAAGAGAATGACTAGGCAAGAAAACAGTTTACAAGGCACGGGGGAGTGGTTTAACGCCCGAACAGGGAAGTTGACTGCCTCGCGTATGCGGTCTGCGGTCAAGCGTCTTAAAAACGGGGAGGATAGCGCGGAGCGAAAGAATCTCAAGATCGAAATTCTCTGCGAGAGGATGACTGGCGACATCCTGGATAAGTTTGTCAGTACCGCGATGCAATGGGGAATAGAGAAGGAACCCGAGGCCAAGGCAGCGTATGAGGCCAAGACCGGACGCATCATCACCGATGTTGGGTTTATAGACCACCCGCGCATAGAGTTTTGCGGCGCATCACCGGACGGGTTTGTAGATGACGGGCTAATAGAGATTAAATGCCCAAATACCGCAACCCATGTCGGCTGGATTCTGGACGGAGGCATACCAGAGGAACATCGGGCGCAGATGACCCTGCAAGCCGCCGTAACGGGTCGTGGCTGGGTTGATTTCGTTTCCTATGACCCTCGTATGCCAGAACCGCAACAACTGCTTGTAAGGCGTTTTTACCCCACTGCTGGGGAAATAGCAGAAATAGAGGCCGAAGCGGAGAAGTTTCTTGCGGAGGTAGATGGTTTGTTTGAAACAATAACCAGAAGGGAAATGACCGAATGAGTTACGATAACAATATGCGGGGAATAATTAGCAAAAATGATAAGAAAACCGAGGATAAGCACCCAGACATTCGCGGAAACTGCGAAATTGACGGTGTGGAGTATAAGATTTCTGGCTGGCTGAAGGAGAGGAAAGATGGCACAGGGAAGTTCTACAGCTTAGTCTTCCAGCCGCGGGAAAGTGTAGGAAATGCGCCAGTTAAGCCGCAGAAAAGTGCGCTAGACGGACTGGATGACGACCTGCCGTTTTAGTCCTGTTCCTGGGGTGGCTTTTTACCGAGCCATCCTTGGACGGTATCTGTTTCGTATATGCGGAAACCTGTCCAGACAATCGTAAACAACGCAGCAATGGAAGGCAATACTTGAGCGAGGGTTCCCACCGTAGTCGCAACCGCAGCAACATCTGCGACTGTTTTTGCGGTGTCTAGTTCATGGTGCGCCATTTCTTACCTCGTCATAAAGTTGATAACACGCTGCTAGGGCTTGCCTGAGTCTGTCTGCTCGGGCAGCTTCCCTTGCAAGAAATTCTGCATCTGGTCTTGAAAGCTCGGCCCCAGTGGTTCCTTCACAAGCGGGGGCAGGCTCGGGCAACCTTTCGGGGCGCTGGCGCAACTGCTCAATAGTAGAACTGAGCCTACTGTTAATAGCACGAATCTGCTTGTCTTTAGCACGCTCAATCTCCGCCGCCTGTCTCTCTAACCGTTCCTGATCCTTTTTAGCTTGTATGAGTATATCTAACTTCTCTTGCTGATACCTAGATTCTAGCCGCCAGGAGTTTACTTGCCAACCCGCAGCAAACGCTATCCCGACCACTATCAGCTTCCCATACATTGCTTAAACTCTGCCTGTCGTCTGTTTGTCAGCCCCGCAAGAGGTTTCCCCTGGAAGCGATCCCATCTTAAGATTTCTCTACAAGCACCCTCGTAATCCTGGGCATTTAGCTTGCGGACAAGAGTGCTTTTGCAGAACGCTCCAGACCCAATGTTGTAGGCCAGGGAAAGATACGCATCGTATTCGTGTTGAGCTAGGGGAACTTTTACACACTGCTTGACCGCACCCTCGAACACCTCTACATCCCGAATCTTTCTTTGCAGGGCCGTTACAGGGTCTATGCTGTCTCCCATCTTCACGCCCTTGGTAGTACCAAACCCGATGGTAGGAACGTCACCAGGGACGGGAATGTAGGCTACAGACTTATACCCTTCCCATCCCGCAATCCCGACTAAAGCTGCTGCGGAGAGCCTAAGAGCAACCAGAGGAAGCCGCACTACACAACCTGCATAAGTTCTTCTACAGTTGTAGCAGCACGAATAGCAGCCTCTTTGTCTTCCGTATCCGCAACGATCTTAGCCCTAGCCTCTACCACTTCTTCTGGAATCTCTACGCCACGCTCTGCTTTGCGGATTACATACCAGTCTGTCTGTGATAGCTGGCTGTTTGCTGCTGCCTTGGCCTGGGAGATGAACTGAGACTTTAGACCCTTAGTCACTAGCCTTTCCTCGGAGTCAACCATAGCAGGCTCACCGTCTACCTCACCGAGAACTTGGACATACAGAGGATTACCGTCCTCGTCTACTTCTTCCCTGTCCTCAAGCTCTTTAGGCGTGTTGATATACACCCGAGTAGGTACACCGTCTATCAGTTGTAGAGAAGGGTTGTCAGGCGTTACCCAGTAAAACCTTTGGTCTTTCTGCTCACCGTCTACCACTTCCATAACACCCTGCTCTGCTTTCCACTCAGCACTAGGGCCAGAAGCAGGGAAAGAGATGTTGGAGAATAAGGCTCGGATACTGCCGCCTGTTTTTACTATTTGGTTGTCTTTTACGATTGCAAACATTTGTTACTCCTTATCGGGCAAGAGCGAATTTGAATGGATTGGAACTAAACGCCGCAAACACATAGGTTCCACCAGAGGCGTTTACGGAGGCATCTGTAGACCTTAGTTTGAACCCGTTAGAAAGCAAATCGGCTAGGTCAGTTGTGCCTTCTGCGTTACTCAGATTTGGGAACAACGGATCATTGTCCACATTGTAGCCCTCACGCTTTAGATCAAGAATAGTCCAGTTGCCTGTGGAGTCTGTTCGCTTGAGCATCACAAACGCTGGACGGAAACCTAAATAGGCAAAAGGGCCATCAGCCGATCCATTACCAGTTATGCTTCCGAAGGCACTATATCCTGGGATTTGAGCGAAGCAGTAGGCGACATATGTTAAACCACTAGCATTAGAGTTTGCGCCACCACCGCTTAATGAGAAAACTGTAGAAGTTGGTGCAGTTGAATTCCATTGCTGAAATGACCCAGATGCAGCATCGGTGTTGTTAAGCACTAAGAATTGTGACGCCCCCGTAGAAGCGTGATAAACCACCCAACCAACAGTTCCGCCTGTCCTGACTTTTACTAAAATCATCCTAGGCGCAACACCTAACCCATGCCCTACCGTAGCTGCGGAGCCTGTACCCGTATAAGTAACAATAGAGAACCCGCTAGTCTGATTTACGCTTACTGTGCTAGTGATAGACCCTGCGGTGTTAGTAGAGCCTGCTCCGTTGGCTTTCCAGTTCCATGCGACATAGGTTGTACCGTTTTGGTTAAATCCCGACGATCCGCCTTCAGCATCAACATTAAACCCATCAGAATCGAACGAGTTGAAATTGACAGTTGTTGCCTCTGCGTTAGTAAGGCTTGAAAACAATAATTTTGTCGGCCCCCTGACAGCATCTAGCAAGTTGTGTTCGTATGCTTGGCTTCTTGCCTTGATCCACACAAAGTCGGGTTGAAAACCCACTCCTGTAATTGCATGACTACTTGCGTTACCATTACCCGTATACAACACCGTATTAAAGTAATCATCACCCTGCACAATAGTCGGGTCTGGCAGATTAGTAGTGACAAGTGCCTTAAACCCAGATGGGGCTGTGTAGGCAAATGGGCGTTGTCCGAAGTTGCAAACGCCAGAAGTTGCAGAACCATCGCCAGAGTAAGGGCTTATTGCAGGAAAATATGTTCCAGCAGGAATACTGCTATATGCTTCATTTGTTCCTGACGCTGGATTTCCAGACGCTTGCCACGTTCCATTCTTAGCAAACCATATTTTTCCAGCATCAGCGTCAAATGCTACCCCAATAACATCGTTTGTCTGCCAACTATTTCCATAAGATGTGGATACATTATTGTACATTTTATT